CCCGACCCGGTTTTGCCACCCTATGTTGACGCTGGCTTTGCTGGCGCTCTCGGGGTCAACCTCAATCCAGATGTGCCTGATGGTTTGCCAGCATTGGACGGTCTTGTTGCCCCTGAAGTTTTTCAGGAGATGCAGAATGCACTTGTCTTGCCCGCTGAGCCATTGCCCCCGCCGCCACCTCCTCCTCTTCCCTTCCAGTACCGAGGCATCCGACTGGTTAAGGATGAGAAGGAGACCCACAAGTGGCAGGTGCTCACATCTGTTGAACCACTCTTCTCTGACATCACCCGCGAGGTCGAAGTCACTCTCTTTGAGAATGGAAGTGACCCCAACGCGCAAGGTCTCTTCCATCGCCTTCTCGGATTTGTCTTCAGACGCAAAGCACTGAACAAATTCTCCGGAGGTGAATTCATGGAGCGACATGCCACTCGCAATTCTGCTATTGATACCGTGTACGCCCGATCAGATACTTTCGATTGGGAGAGGACGCTTAAGCTTGGTCGCGATCGCGAGACAGAGAACCAGCTTATGACTGAACATGGCTTGCACCGGTGCCGCGAGGCTCCAATTTTTCCATTTTTGTACAGCTGCCTCATGGCCGACTCAACATTGTTTTGCCGGCGCCCCATCGATCCGACGGGTGCGTGGTATCCAACTTTTGTTAGCGGCGTCGAGAGAGCTTGTACTACTTACTGGATTCAATTGACCGGTCAAACTTACTCCGTGCACGATCTTCTATACCAGAACGCCGTCGTCTACGCCAACACATTGGTGCATTATGCCAACCAGATGTTGATTCGAGCTTCTTTGCTCAATAGCGTGGCCTCTGTCACACGACGGCCGGATTTTCGGCCCACGGGACGCAAGCGATTGGCGCCGCGTCCGTCCCGGTATTTCGCTACTACCCGGTGACTTGCGATGTCACCGAGCGCCCACCTGACAACCAGACTTTTCGATGCACCAAGGGCAAACAATATTGGCGCAACGGAGTCTTAGATTTTGGATATGCCCCACCGGACAAAATGAACCATGAAGGTGAACTCATATATGATTGTCAATACCGGACTATTTTTGGTCCAAGTGTTGCACATAATGGGTCCATTTACGCAAAGAATGACATCAATACATCCCTCATGTTACAGCGTATTACAGGACAGAGACCTGTACTCCATGATGAATTGTTCGAGAACCAGGCGGATTATTTCGACGAGAACTTCAGCTTTATTCTCTGGCTCCGGGAGCAATTCTCCCCTAAGCTTGAAGATTTCTTTGATGTCGTTGATGAGTGTCGTGACCATGTTGGCGACCCACACCCGAAGAGACTCCTTAGGCTTCAAGCCTGGCAGGAGCTCATCGAAGAGGGTAGGATGTACGAGCCAGTGTGGATACACAAAGTTGTTTACAAGATGAAGCGCGATGAGTGGGCGAAGTATCGAGGCATCCCGAGGGGGATTGGAGACCTCTCCGTCGTCGCATCATTGCAAGGATTCGTTTTGACTGGTATGCTCAAGGAAGCACAGTGCCGAGAACTCCATTTCTTTGGAGGGACTGCTGTCTTCGTGAAGTCTCCCGACTTCAACTCCTTGACTAGCCTGTTTAACAACCTCATCAACCCACCCGGCCGCTTTTACTTCGGATATTTCTCCGACGACGCGTGCTTGTCGATTCGACACAACGGCGCCGTCTACCTCTTCAATATGGACATTAGCAAGTGTGACGCCTCTCATGGACCTGCGGTTTTCCGCGGGTTCATTGATTTGGTGCCTGAGCCTGCACGCAGTACTGCGGAGTCCCTTGTCGATCAATGCCGGTTGCCCATCGAGGTGACCAGCACAATTGACAAACGCAAGAAGGTGAAGTTGAAGCCCAATCGCCCGGTTCTGTATTCTGGAAGCACCATGACCACTGCCATAAATAACTTAGCCAACCTCATGATCTGCCATTCCGTCGTCCAAGTCTTTGACGGCACGTTGGAGAGTATCAAGAGAGGTGCTCAAGCCGTTGGCTACCTTGTTAGTGGCACTGAGGCATGTGAAGACTTCCATGACATCCAATTTCTTAAACATTCCCCTGTCCTCGATTCTAAGGGGGATGTTGTCCCTCTCTTGAACCTCGGTGTTCTTCTTCGTGCTTCTGGCGTTTGTCGGGGAGACCTCCCTGGCCCCAGCACTATTCCGATTCAAGAGAAGGCTCGCATCTTTCAGAGTGCCCTCCTTGCTGGAGCATACCCTCGAGCGCATTTCCCTCTCATTGACAACATGAAGAAGGCCTGCGCAGGAGCTACAGCTCAAGGTAAGCACCTTGTACAACTTAAAAGGCAGATTGAAACTCAATTTGCGTACAAAGTTGTCGATGTCGACCACCCTACCATTCATGTTAGCGCCGAAGAGTCTCTTTTCCGATACCGTCTCACTCCTTGTGAACAGTATGAAGTCAATGAACTCTTTGGTCGAGCAAAATTTCAAGATCGATTCCGAACTCCCGGAATTGAAAAGATCCTGCTCCGTGACTACTCTCTCTCCTGCTCTGTCGAAGATTGATTCATTCTTCTGAAGAACCAGACTGGGCACCTCCTCTCCGATCTTTGATCCTTCTCCTTGTCACTCTGACTTCCTCTCTTTCCTCAGCTCCCTTCTTTCCTCCTTCACCCCCCCCCTCCCTCTCCCTCCC